AGGACGAAGCGCATCGACACGCCCTCGTAGGTCAGGCGTTCGGCCATGTCCATGCCGTTGGGCTTGTCCATCTCGACCGTGACCATCGTGAAGGCGTCCGGGTGGAACAGGACGTTCTGCGGGTGGACGGAGGCCGAGGCGCCAGTCACCACGGTGATCGTCGAGTTGTCCGCGATGCGCTGTGTCACGTTCTGGTAGGCGCCGCCCGCGATCACGCCCGGCGAGACGGTGATCGTCGAGTTGCCAGAACCGTCCGTGGTCGTGACCGCAGTCACCACGAACTGCTTCAAGTAGCCCAGATCCTGCTTGTTGTCCGGGTTCACGGCGTTCGTGCCAGCGAAGGTGATGATGTCACCCACGTTCAGCGCGGTCGTCGTGGCCGTCCAGCCATCGGTGATGATGGCCGAGGTCGCCACCCAGGCATTGCCGGTGCCGGCGTTACCCTGCGTGGCGCCGTTCGACAGCGGAGTGCCTCCGTAGGTGCCGACCGTGTGAGTCGGGACATTGGGCGAGCGCTGGAAGTCCATGCCCAGATGGGTCTTGACCAGGCCGGTCTTGATCATCTTCCCGACCGTCGATTGGTCGTTGAACAGGCCCTTCAGCGCGTCCGCGGCGTAGGCCATGGTCGTCGGGTTGACGGCCATCACCAGATCCTGCGGCGGGCAGCCAAGGTCAGCCAGGCGTGCGGCAGCCTTGCCGAAGGCGAGCGACGTGTTGGGCGTGGTGCCCGGCGTGCCTTCGAAGTTGTAGATGCGCTGGTAGAAGCGGCTCGCGATGCGCGTGTCCAGTTCCGTCGCGAGCTTCTTGCCGGCCGGCATCAGGTAGCGGTCGGTGAATTCGTCGATCGTCAACGACATGTCGTAGTCGCTGAAGTCCCAATCGATGCCGAACTCGGGCTCGACGACGATGGGCTCGGTCGTTTCCACGACGTTCTGCAGGGAAGCCGTGGCGCCGCTGCGAACCGTGAACTGCACCGGGCGACGCGGATAGACGGTGTTACCCGCCTTCATGCCCTTCTTGCCGAACTCGTCGTTGAACTGGGTGTTGATGTTGCCCAGGAACGCCGACTCGTTGTGGATGATCTGCATCGTCTTCGCCAGGATCTTGGTCGGCGTGACGAGGGTATTGCTGCTGGTAGCCATGATGGAGCCCTTTCAGGGTCTCAGCGCCTACGCAGTTGCTCGTTGCTCCACTTGATCCAGCCCACCGGGTCTTTGTCAGCGTCGGGTTCCCCCGTGCCTCCACCGCCCCCGCGAACCGGAGCAACTGGCTTGGGAGCAGTGCTCGGCTTCGGTTTGGATGCCTCGCCCATGGATTGCTCCAAGAGCGCGATACGACGGATCTGCTGGCGCAGCGGAAGGGCTTCGATTTCGGCGGCGGCCTCGATGTCGTCCGCGAAGTGCTTCAGGAGGCGGGCGGGCGCATCTGCGTCCAGGATTGCCTTCATGAAGTCCGTCGGTCGGTTGTTCTTGTCGAACAGCGGGCCAACCTCATCGCGAATCGTCTTCAGGTCGTCGGCGAACGTCGGAGAGAGCTTCTTGCCTTCTTCGAAGACCTTGTTGCATCGATCGTTGAAGCTGTTCGCCTCGGCGATCTCTGCGGCCATCGTTCGGGCGCGTTGCTCGACTTCCTCGTGCGTCAGGTGAGGCTTTTCACCATCGGCTTCGGACTTCGGAGGGGTTGCAGCCTTGCGTGCCTGCTCAAGCTCGAATTCATGGCGGGCACGTTCTTCGTACCGTTCACGCGTGAGCCTTGCGACACGCCGCTCCAGAGCCTTGGCAGCCTTTTCAGCCGCGGTCAGTTCCTTCGGAGCTTCTTGCTGCTCGCCACCCTCGGCGCCTTCGCCTTCGGTGCGTTCCTCGGTCTGCCCCACGACTGCAGACGGTTCGTTCGTGGCATCAACCGGCGCGGCCCCGGGAGTGGCATTGAAGTCAGGCATTGCTCTCGCAAAGTTGGGTCATCGCGCTCTTGGTGCACTGCGCGAAGTGAGTGCTCACTTATATTGTCGGGCAAAAAAAGAGGTTGTGCAATCCACCCCGGTCAGCCGCCTGGAATCTGCGGGGCCGCAGGAGCCATCGACGCCTGTTGCGGCGGCATTCCCATGGGTGCGCCTTGCGGAGGGCCACCAGGGGCCATTCCTGGCTGCGGCTGCCCCATTCCAGCGCCGGCAGGAGGCGTGAACTGCGAATCCGGGCCGAGTGGAGGCGTTCCAGGGTTGCCAAGCTGGGTTTGCGACATCTCGTGCAGCATGTCGATCACCATGACCTGGATTTCCTCAGGCGTCATCGTCGGGTTGTTCGGCGGGTTCAGAGCGGCGAGGCGCTTCGTCTCGGCTTCGAACTTGGCAACCTGGAAATCGTCGTCAATCTTGAGCTTGTCGAGGGCGAGCTTCGCCTGCACCGGGTCAGCCGCGGCCTGGGCCTGCTGGAGCTGCTGTTGCAGTTGCTGAATCTGCTGCTGAAGCCCGCTGACGATGTTCTGAGCCTTCGGGTCGAGCGTCGCATCCTCGTTCTCGATGTCCTGCACCGGCTTGGGAGCCATCGCGGTAAGGATTCGAGCGAGCTTGTCGGCTTCCGGGAAGTCCTGCAGGCGAGCCCACATCGGCCCAATGATGGGCACCATGGCCGGGTTCTTGGCCAGGATGTCCGTCAGGGCATCATTGGCCTCCTGGCGGGCCGTCGAATAGGCCGGGCCAGCCTTCACGCGCACGTCATAGGCGCCCGCGGTCAGATTGATGATGTCCGGCTGCCCTTGCCTGCCTACCTGATGCGCCGGCCCTTGCTGGGCCAGTTTGACCATCTTGGACGAGCCATCGAGGTTGAGGGTACGGATCTCGCGGGCCGTGTTGTAGATGTGCGGAGCCATGCCGACGATGATCCGGCCGACGTGGGCAATGCTGCGGCGCTGGTTATCGACGTAGTGGAAGGTCGCGGTGTCGCCCTCGCGCTGATCCTGCAGCTTCGCGCGGCCACTGACGGCATTGGACGGTGCGCCGAAGTTCGACTTGTACATGCCCATGGACTGCTGCATGTCATCCGTCGCGATCTGGCCGGCCTGGAGCAGCGCGGGCGAGGACATCGGCGGCTGCTCACGCCGCGGCGGCGGAAGTGCATTCCCGTTGTCGTCGAGGGCGTCATACATCAGATAGGCGGCATTCGAACGATTGGAGTTCTGCCACGATGCGCGATGGTTGCCGATCGACTCCGACGCCACGATGTAGGGCGCCTTCGGCTGCATCTGCATCAGCTCGAGCCAGGCGCTGCGTTCGCTGTTCTTGAAGCGCTGGCCGTCCATGAGCTGGCGCGTCATGCCAGAGACGTAGCGCTTGCCGTCGATCCACAGGATGTTGCCGTAGACCGGAACCAGCGGAATCCACTCGCTGGGCACATCCGTCTCATCGAGGATATCCGAGCCGGTCATGCAGTACCACTTCACCGACTTCTCGGGCGCGGTGTACTGCAACTGCACCTGAGGCTTGAAGCCCAGCCGCTTGGCCAGGCTCCAATATTCGTCTTCGTCGAGGGTCGTCGTCGAGCCGTCAGGCAGGATGATTTCGAGCTTGTTGACCGTCTTGGTGATGAGCTTGTAGAACTCAGCCACCCGGATCTGGTCAGCCATGACCCAGCCGCCAGACGTGGCGCTGTCCCAAGAGGTATGCGATGCCTTCTCGCCGTATTTCCGCTCGAAGCCGCGCTTGCTCATGATCGTGCTGACGAAGCCGTCGAAGGCGTCCGAGCCGTCCGGGCGCACTGACTCGGGCGAGATCATGCAGGAAAGCGAGTCCTCGACGCTGCCAATGCGGATTTCCTGCTCGTTCAGGCGCTCGTTGACAACCTCGGTCAGGACGCGAATCCAGCCGCAACCGGCCCGGGCGCCATGATCGATCGAGGTGTCGTAGGCGATGTCCGCAGCCGAGGCGTACTCAATCTGCCGGATCATCCCTTCGAGATAGCCGGCCGTCTTGATGTTGGCCTCGCTGTTGACCGGGAGAACATCGATGCCGGGCCGGTTCTGGCGGGCGTCGTTCACCACCTGGTGGATGAACTGATTGGTGGAGTCAACGGTCAGGCATGGGCGTGCGCCGCCTTCGGCCTTCTCGCGTGCCTTGCGGGCCTCTGGCGTCCATTGCTGCGGATCGGCAGGGTTGGAGAACTCGAAGTCCTCGCGCATGCGGGTGCGTTCATCGCTGAAAGCGTCCGTGCACTCCTGGAAACGCTCCTTGGCTTCAGTGAGGATGTCTTGCGGCATGGGCGGCTTTCAGGTCAATTCATTGTGTTCGGCGGCCATGGTCGAGTACAGTCGCGCCAAAGAGGAGAACGAAATGGCGGCCAAGATCAAGAGCCTGTGGGCCTGGGTACGTGCGCGCGCCAAGAAGGCCATTGCGATGACCGACGAGGAGCGCGAGTTCTTCAACGAGTGGTAGGCCATCAGTTGTCCACCGTTTCCGCGCAGCTCGCGTCGAGGTGGAATAGGGCGACGATGCCGGCCTCAAAGCCAGTGAATGGCGCAGTCGGAGCCGTATAGGTCGTGCCGGTGTAGCGTAGGTAGTCGAAGATCGCGACCTCATCCAGCGTGGCACCCGTCGCCGTCAAAATGCCCGAGCCGTTCAGATTGCGCAGGCCAAGCGTCGCGCCGGTCGGAAGTCCGCTGCTGGCCACGGCATCCGTGTAGACGCGCGTTCCAGAGCCGGCCGCGGTCACGTCCGTCAGGTAGATCGAATGGCCGGCCGGGCTGGCTTGGCAAGCGACGTGATAGCGATGGCCACCCGTGAGCACTGCGGTTGCACCGTTGAAGACGATCTTGCCGTTCGTGGACACGGCAATGAAGTTGCCCATGCCGCCAACGATGTACTGTTGCGCCACCGGGTTGGCGGTCGGGAACGTGAACCAGAATTCGACGGTGTACGGGTTGTATGACGGGAACTTGCTCGCCGCAGTGGCTGCCGATCCGCCGTTCAACGTGCCATTGAAGCCGGTCTGCTCCTGCGCACCGTAGGTCGTCGCCGTCTCGGTCATCGCGAACTGCGACACATTGGCGACGAAGCCGCCCGGAGGTGCATTCGTGGCGCCTGATCCAGGCGCTGCAATGACGACGCGAGTGTTGTTCGGGACGATCTGGCGGCCTACCGTGATGCCATCGCCGTCCGTGACGTCGTCGCGAATGTTGTCGGCGACTGCGCTCGCGGAACTGGTTTCGTTGCCCCAGTAGAACCAGATGTCCAGCACATGCGCGTCGCCCGGGTCGTTGGCGAGCACGATGGACAGCGTGGTCTTGTTCGTGACTGTGACCGTGGACACCGGGAAGTGGTTACCGGTCGTCGTGCCCTTGTCGCTGAGCCCGGTGGGGAAAACGAAGATCCGGTTCCCAGGCGTGCCGGTCAGAATCAGATTGCCCTGACCAACGTCCGTGAACGTGGCGGTGATGGTCGTCCCAACGCGCGTAGCGGACACGAAGGCCGGGCCGGCGTCGCCGCGCAGGGACTTCTCAACCTTGGTTGCGCGCGCAAAGTGCTGCGCCAGCGTCACTGAGCCAACCTGGATGTTGTGGATGCCATCCGTGTAGAGGCTGATGTCTCCAGCAGGAACATGCACAGCGCCAGCGGTGGCGGCGCAATACTGCTCAGCGCCAGCCCGGATGCGATTTCGGTGCCACGGCGTGCCCCACGAGGTGGACGAGATATTCGGGATCGTGCCGACGTACTTGGTGAAGGAGCCCAGCGAATTGAGCGTGCCGAAGTATGTGAACAACTGCGACAGAGCCTGTGCATAGCCGCCAGCCGGGCAGCCGATCGTCGCGTCGCTATGGCCCTGATACCAGATCGCGGACTCGAAGGCGCCACCAGCGCGTGCGATGACCGGCGCAAGCCAGCCTGTCGCCTCGGCGCCGGCCGGCCCGACGAAGGCCGAGAGGAACTGCGCGCCGCGGGCGTGGCCGATCACACCAGCCGGGCAGCCGAAGATCTGCACTTGCCGGCGCGTGAACTCGGACAGGAACGTCGAATCGTAGTTGCCGCCGTCTGCCGGTGGTGCCCAAGGCATCGTTGCGACGACGGGCAGATAGGCGCGCGCCTCGTTGTAGGTGCACAGGATCGAGGTGTACGGGCTGATCGTGATGCCAAGCGAGGCATTGGTCACGGTGCCGCTCTGGCCATCTTGCGCGCCGATATTGCGCACCGCCAGCGATTGGCCGGCGATCACGCTAAGGCGACCCGCGGTGACTTGGCTGGTGCCGTTCGTCCATGGGCCAACCGATGAAGTCGCTACATCGAGGTAGAACCAGCCGTCATTGGCTGCGACAGGCGCAGTGCCTGCTGCGTTGATGGCGGGAACGTCAATGCCGGAGAGCGTGATCGTGCCAGTGGTTGCGGAGGCATTGGCGAGCCACGGCCCCTGCAGGATCGTCGTGCCATCCGCAAAGCTGCGGCGCCGGCAGTAGATCGGCTGCGTGCCCGTGAAGCTGAGCGCCATCGGGACAGATGCTTGGCCGACACTCTGGCCGCCACCCGTAGTGCTTGTGCGCTGGATGATCCGGGCTGCGTCAAGCTGCGTCGTGATCGTGACGGCAACGCCTGGAGGCGGGCCGCTGCTGGTTGCATCCGGGCTATCCACTCGCACGCCCGAAAGGCGCCGCGCTACTCCCCGTGCGCCCGCAACGCCTTGCGCGTCCATGCTCAGTTGTAGAACGACGAGTTGATGATCCCGCCAGCCACCTGGGCAATGAAGCGGATCTTGTTCAGGTCGCCGTCATAGAGCAGCGTGGCGCCCACTGCCAGCGGCATTCCGACCGTCGTCGTCGGGTCAACGCCATCATCGCGCCAGCGCACCGCCTGAGCTTCCGCCACGATCATGACGAAGTTCGGGGCCGTCCCCGACTTATCGGAGGGCAACGTCAGGCTCGCAACGGTCGTGACCGTCTGCTGCGTGTAGCCCTTGCACTTGTCGGTCGTCTTCAAGTTCACTGCGGCCTCGCTGGTGAGTGTCCACTAACATGCGGAGTCTACCAGCGCAATAGTTCCGGGGCAAATCAGTTCGCCTGCCAGCCGCCATCGTTGGAGATTGGCGGGAGCGGCTCTTCAAGGGGCTTGCGGCGTTTGTCTCCAAATGAGACTGACATGCGCCGCATCATGTAGGCGTAGCGCACAGCGTCGAGAACGTCATCTCGGCTCTTCACGAGGTGTCCGTTACTATCCCGGTGGTATTGCAGGAATTCGTCGAAGAAGTCACGCAGGCCGGCGAATACTTTGAACTTGCCCTTCATCATCAGATCGCGGATCTCGAATAGCCCTGCCTCGACGCCGTTTGATCCGTCCGGCCATGTCGCATGCTTGGCGAGCAGCTTGAACCCAGCGTCGGTGTAGTAGACCTTCTGCTGCTTGGCGCTGCCCTTCTCGGTCTGCAGGCCGTCAGCGGGCCACGCGATGGGGATGTCTGCCGCCCAGGTCTTGCATGATCCCCAAGCGGCGTCTGGACTGACCTGGCGCTTCTTCCATACCCGAGTGACGTAGAAGTCATCGGTTTCGGGGTTGAACACAAGTTGAGCCTGGGCCTGCGGGTGATCCCATCCAAAGTCCATGCCGCCGATGACCCGGAAGTGAGGCGGGATTGGGAACGGCGCGCAGGTGATGTCTTCCTCGGCAAGGTCATAGATGCGCCCATGACCGAGCATCGGAACGCCCTTGGTGCGCATCTCGCGCTGGTGCTTCGGGTAGCTGGTGAGCAGGTCTTCCTTGACCTTCTCGCCCAAGTGAGGCGCGTCGTCCCAGCCTTTTTGCATGCAGAACTGGGCGCGGCCCGGTGAATCCATGAACTGGATCACAAGTTCGGTGCGCCCGTTCTCCGGGGTGAACGTCAGAATGCCACGTCCACCGCGACCGCGATCACCTGTGGCTGTGCGGGTGAGCACTTGGGGGAATATTTCCGGGTCTTCGGGCTCCTCGTCGATGTGGAACCAGTCCACGCCGTCACCCATGAGAGCATGCTGCCCCTGGCTGTAGCTCCAGAACTGGATTGTCGATGTCTCGCCCGTGATGTGCTTGATGAGCACCGTCCGGACAGCGTTGGGAGTGCCCGACATCGATTCGTAGCCGATCACCCGCGATGCAGGGATCAGTCCACCTTCGAACTTGTCGCCGATCTTGCGTCCGACTAGCGCCTTCTGGAGCAGATCGCGGGTCTTCTCACCTGAGTAGCCCAAGCACCAGATCAATGGAGCATGATCGAAGCGATGTCCTGGCCAGTCATCCGGATACTCGCCGAGGGCGTGCACCGCATCAATGTAGGTGCCGAGGTAGGTCTTGCCGATGCGGTTGGCAGCGATCAGGCAGCACTGCGAGAAGCTGGCTGTCTGGGCGATGAAGTCGGTCTGCCAGTCGTAGAGCGTGGCGAACTGAGTCTTGTAGCGGGTGTCGGCTTGACGCCTAGCCTTCTCCTCAAGTAAGACGGCGAACTCCTCGAGTTCAGCTCTGGTCGCCATCGGTCTTGTCGCGCAATGCCTTCAGCCGCGCCTCCAGTTGCTCATCTGTCATCGTGCGAATAGGAGGCAGATCGTCAGCGCCGCCGAGGGCCAGCTTCTCCCCGTAGACCTTTGGGAGCCACTTCCCGAGCAGGCGCATGCGCGTTTCGATCCGCAGCCGGCTTCGCTGGATGTGCTCCCCGTTAGCAACCCAGCCAGCATCCTCCTTGCCGGGGCGCTCCATCCAGTCGTTGCGAGCGTCGTCAGCGATTTCCAGGCAATCCTCAGCCAGCGCATGGCAGCCGATCTCACGCGCGCGCATGGAGAGGGCCGAGAAGTCTGCGTTGTCACGCTCCCAAGCCTTGACGCTGGAATAGGCCGGCATCCCTTCGCTCTGGCAGATGCTGCGCAGGCTTTCCCCTTCTGCGAGGCGGCTGCAGATGGCATCGGAGACGGCTGGGGTGAGCGCGGACGGGCGCCCCATCTTTGCCGGTTCCTTGGGGGTGTCTGCCTTCTTACGTGCCAAAGCTGCCTCCGTTGGTGCTGTTCTCGATGAACGGAGCCCATTCGATCCCGCCCAGCCATGAGGCGTAGGCGAACTGGATGCCTGGGTCTGCGTAGTCGGCTTGTGCGCCGGGCTTGCGCATGAGGTCGAGGGCGCGGACTTTGAAGTGCTCGCGCAGCCATTCCTCAAAGGCGATGCGCTTGGGATCGATGGGGATGGGTGCGGGCATGGTGACTTTCCGGGGTTTGGTTCTGGGCTGGCGAGTGAAACAAGGGATCTGACTCCACCACCACGCGATGGTTTCCTGCTCATGAAGCCATGCGGTGATGTCGATCATGAATCCTCTTCGACCGAGTAGATAGCCCCGTTGAGCCCGACCCATGCCCTGCGCGGAGGGGGAACGGCACAGAGTGCTTTCAGCCATGCTTGGCCCATTGGGGTGGCCTGGATGCAGTTCGGCTGTTGAGCCATGCCGATAGCTCCCAGGCAGATGAGGGAGCGGATCGTCTCTTCGACTGCGGGCATTCCTCGGTTGGGGTGAGGGAGAGTGCTGGTGCAGGCGTGAACGAGGACGTTCAGGGTGATGGGGGTCATGGAGCGGGGTTCGGTCATGCTGTCTCCAGTTGCTTCTTGAGTCGTTGCGCTGTTGCGCGCGAGGTGTCACGGATTCGGCGAAGTTCGTCGTGCTTCAGGTGCAGGACAGGCTGGGGGCCTTCCAGTTCAGCGACGACAGCGGCGCCCCAACGCTCGACCATCCCGGCCGTGAATTGCGCCTTGGTGGTGCCATTGGGACGGTTGCAGCCCTTGCACTGAGCGTTGACGTTGCGCTCATCGAAGGCCAGCGAGATGTCTGCACCGCGGCCAATGAAATGGCCGGCATCGACAGCGCCGCCCGGCTTAGTGCTGTTCCAGTCCAAGAGCTTGCGGCAGCTAATGCAAGGATGGCCGGCGAGACGGTCGCGATACCGGATAGCGGTGTTGAACGCGGTCTGCGCCTCCCGGCGAAGCTCCCGGAGTGACTTCATGCTCTCCAGCTTCCGCTTCGTCTCGCGCTTGTCGGCGGCGTGCTGCTTGCGTGCATCGATTGCTGCCTGGCGCTGGGCCTTGGCGTTTTCCTTGTCGCGGGCATTGGCCTCGGCGATGACGCAGGGGACGCATTTCGTCTGGAGCGTGCTGCGCCGGCCGATGATGGGCTTGGCGCAGGTACGGCAGGCTGCTTCGAGGTTGGTGGAGATCACATTTCCTCCGTCAAACTTCGCGCAACTTTGATCTTTTGCGACCGCTTTCGCGTCCTCAATGGCACATCCGGCAGTGCGAAAGGCGACGTTTGCAGCGAGTATACGTAGCACTTTCCCGGCAGGCGGTCGGAGATGCGCACCAGGCCGGATTCATGCATGGCTGCAAGCCAGCCCTTGACGCAGCCCTTGGAGAAGTTCACGACATCGCACAGGTCTTCGAACGTCTGCGCGCCATCCATGAGGGTGCGGAATAGCTCGCAGACCTCTCCGCGGCGGGTTTGGGCGGCTTGGCGCTTGGTCATCCCACTACCCTCGCCCTCTGTGCATCGATGATTGCCCGGCAGTCAGCGCAGACCTG